TTTATGTAGTGTGCAATATAAGGATCAGCAATTTTATCAACTTGTTCAGCATATGCATATTCTGTAGGACACTCGTTGGTTATCAATCCAGCCGGACGAGCGTTTTTCATTCTGTATATTCTGATCCATTCATGCAGTACATCTCCTAGTCCGCTGTGATACAATCCAAGTTGTTTCATAAGTTCCATTACTCTAACAACATTGAATATGTCTTCGTTGTAAAAAGTTATAAAATTTCCTTGTAGTGGATTCTGACTAAAATGTACATGTTCTCTTACGGCAGTTCTAACATGTTTCATCCAAGAATACTCATTGCGTAGAGTATGATGCAGTTCATCGCCGTTGAAGTATCTTCTGTCTATCCACATCTGCATGTCAAAGTCCAAACTAGGCATCAACCTTACAACCACTGTGTCTGGATCCGTGTATATTTCTTCATCAACTTTGTGAAAGAACCACACACTAGGAGCAGTACTGCCCATCTTTATTGCACGCCATGTGTCTGAGTCCAGACCCATTCTTGCTTCTGTGTACCAATGTTTCACTAGATTGTTGCTCACAGCATTTACCACTGTGTGACACAGGCTGGTCCAACAATAGTGTATCCACTGATCGTCTGCTTCCTTGCTTACAATTTCATGATGACGTGTGCTATCACTGTTCCATGGAATGGCTTGACTAAAGGACAACAGCCTAACTAGAAAATTTCCGCTGATACCAGCGTCTGCTTCAACTATGATATATTTGTTCATTTCAATACCGTATTCTTTGTTGTGTCGTCTTGTGTTTCGATGGTTTGATGATCTCTGGTACTTTGCAATCCGTTGTGTACGGGTATACCTTCAATATCATTCAAAATATCTTCAGCACTTATGTTATGTCCACGTTCAATATCAAACGTGAGTTCCCATATGTTGTGTTCTCCTTTGAATCTAGATCCGAAAGAGTCTACACCATCTTTATAACATTTCACATAAGGATTGAAAATTTGCGATCTAAGACTTACAGCTTGAATGAACGTGTTGAAGTTTTGGTTTTGGAAATACTTCAGATCTTTTCTACTGTTTACCTTCTTATGCTTTGTGATATCAATTAGTGTTATTAGTTTTATTTGATGTGTTGTTTTTAGTAGGTTCTCATCATTGATGACTGCCTTTGATTTAGGTGGCAACTATGTCCCCTTTTTGCCCAGATAGTATCCTGCGGCAGCCAAACCACCCAATGTGGCCAATGTGCCTGCTACACTACTTTTCTTTTGTGGAATGTCTGGCGGTGGTGCGGCATAACCTGCACTGCCCAGCATGCCAATAGTGCTATACAGTTGTCCATAACGCCCATTGTTTTTGTAACTTTGGTTGATGCGTTGAAACAAATTACGTTTTGCACTAGCGTTTAGTTGATTATAGCCTTGCGCTTGTCTGCGCATGCTTTTCAATCTAGTATCTTGTATACCAAATTCGTTTTCTAGTTTGAGCAAATGCATTCTGGCTTGTTGATCTGTTAGCCTGCCTGTGCTCATACCTTCAAGGTACCTACGAATGTTGGCTTGATTCATCTTTTTGTCTTGATTTGAATGATAGATTGCATTGTACAAGTCTGTGCTTACAACTCTGGGTCTATCAAAGTTGCGACTCTGCATGGTCTCACGTGCATACTTCATTGCATAATCTCTGTACTGTGGTTCGTTGTACATAACATACAAACTATTGAGGTCAGTGAACGCAAAATCTCTGATCTGTTGTGGGTTCATACCATCAACTCTGCTTTTGGTTCTAAACTGTGAACTCTCTGTTATCTCTTGTAAAAACTCATATGCCATTATTGAAAATCCTTTGGAGCAAAGTTTGCTTTGCTGAAGTCTAGTCTGTCAACCACCTTCATAGCATTGCCCATATGGTCAGCAATCACAACACCCTCGCCTGGTGTTACAGCAAAACTGCCGTCTGGTTGTTGTATAAATGCTTTCATGTCCATTAGTTTGTTTAGGTGCTTGGTAAGTTCATCTTTGGCTTCCATAATACCCATGTGCAAGTTATATATGTCATACAACTTTTGTTTGTTTTCTTCAACAAACCTAATAGCACGTTGTAGGTCCTGCATTTTGCGTGTTGCGGCTGGACCTTCTGGACCTGTTTTTAGTGTGCTGATTGCTTTTTGTGTGTCTTGTTCAATTTGTACAACAAAACTGTTGAAGAACTTGTTTGCTTGTTCAAACTTGCCTGCTCGTACTGCTCTGTTTACATGTGTGAGCAACAACTTGTGAAAGTTTTTGATAGGTGAGTCTGTGATCAATGCCCAATCGTCATTGCTTAGACTTTTTAGACTTCTACCAGCAGTGTTCAACATTGACAGTATTGGCTTGGCTTCGCCTTTGCTGAGTCCACTACCACTAACATCTGTTACCACAGCATCATCATACCAAACATCTGGTGTTTCTTGCAAGCCATCAATGTTTGCACCAAACTGTGCGCTCATTTCTCCAACACTTGGACCTTCATATGCTGTGTGCCACACAATACCTATTTTGGCATTGCGGATCTTTTCAGCAATGTCGCTGTTGCTGGGTACTGCGTATGTGATTGTGTTGGGTTTGAAGGTTAGATATTCTTCACCATTGATGCTTTGTGACTTGAGTGTGTCAGGTGTAAACATAAGATCACCTTGTAGCACACCTTCAATGCCCAACTTTGGAAAATGTTCTAGTGCCATTTTTAGTTTGTTGCGTAGACTGCTACCATCTTTGTCATCTTTGTCTGCGTGAAAGCGTTCAATGTCTTCTGGCGTTTTGTTTAGCTTTGGTTCACGCTTGCCAAACACACCTTTGGTTCCTACAAAGAACTTGCCGTCTGCAGGATCAGTACCAGCAATGATTGCAGGAGCGCCATCCCACTTGACGCTCACCACATCTGGACCAGCTCCACTAGGGCCACCTGCCATTGCTTGTGTAAATCCTGTTAGTAGTTTGATTGCACTTTCTGCGCCTGAACGTTGCTGTGAAAACACCAGTTCTTCAGCATGCATTAGGTGAGTGTTCTTATTTCCTGACGCTTCCTTTATTGAGTGCAGAGCTTTTTGCACAAGACGATCCTGTCTTGCACCACGCTTCTTTCTGCGTTTCCATGGTTTGTGTGAACCACCTAGTACATCTCTAATTTGCATTTTTTCTTAGTTTCTTTACGCCACGTTCAAAGATACTCATATCTTTGTTTTTGAGACTGAGCATGAAACGTTTGCGCAAATCGGCCTGTGCAGTTTCGTCAAAGTTTTTTTCAATATACTCCAACAGTTGTATTGCACCACTAAGAACATTCTGACTACGCATCTCTACCACTTGATCTTTGGTGGTGCGAGGTGCCATAGCATTGATTTCTTCAAGTATACTACGAGTGCGTTTTTTCATAGCTCATCCTCCAGTATAGTATTTAGCCTAGTCTGCCTTCTTGAGTATGCTTCTTAGCCTATCACTGTTGTTTATAGCATTGTCCATCACTGGCATGTCATCTTGTACTTGTGCTACATTGCTGGTTTTGCGTTTGAGCTTGTCATAGATGTTGCTTACACTTGCTTCTTCAGTTTCTTGTTCATCCAAGTCTGTGATGCGCATGCTGTCAATACAAAACTCCAAATCAAGTTTTTGTCCAACACCATTACTGCTACGTGTTTTCATAAACTGGATTTGTATCCTGCCTCTGTCACGCATTGCTTTACTGCTGAAAATACCAATCAAGTTGTCTGCTGTTTGAATCTTACTAATACCACCTGCAATATGCGAGTGATCAAATTCTATTTCTTCAACTGCGCTTCTGTTCAACTGCGAAGCTGTAGCAAACAAATACTGTCCTTCAACTGCAAAGTTACGCAGTTCTTCACTCACAAACTTGTCTTTGATAAACAAGTCTGCGGCTGGCACTTTCTTTTGTGCTGGCATCATCAAGTCCAAATAGTCTACCAATACTGCATCTATTTTTGCACCTTTGTGTACTTCAAGTTCTTTGATGTAACTGCGCAAGTCATTGCAAGTAATACCATTTGGAAGTTGTACAATCTGTATGCCACCATTGTGTTTGCTGGCCATTTTTACTTTTAGTTCTACATTGTCAACATCTTTGATCACTTGACGTGTTGTAAGTCCTGTAAGCATTGCATCAAGTCGCATACTACACAGTTCTTCACTGAGCTCCAAACTAACATACAACACATTGTAGCCCATGCTGGCCCAATTCAGTGCCAAGTTTTGCAAGAATATACTTTTACCTGCGCCACTACCACCTGCAAAGATGTTGAGTTCGCCTCTGTTGAATCCACCATACAGTTTGTCATCAATGCTTTTCCAGCCTGTGCTGGTACCGCCCTTTTGATCTTTGATTGCTTGTAGTCTGCTTTTTGGATCTGCCCAATAGTCTGTGCCCAAGTTCTTGTTCAAACTAATAGCCACTGCTTCTTTGACCAAGTGTTCTACTGCACCATATTCTGATTTGTCCAGCATGTCTGTGCTTGCCAGAATTGCTTTCTCCAAACCTTTGTGTTTGCAAAATTGTTCAAAGTCATCTAGAAACCATTCTTTGTGTCCAACACCTGTGTCACCAATGTCCTGTAGTTCTAGTTCAGTGACTGCACTGATCTGTT